GGCCTCTTGGTCTCTCGTTCCGCCTCTTGGCAGGACCCCCGGTAATTAGAAGAGTAAGGTAAAGGGTTGTTCATCAGGCCCAGTGGTCCCCCTCCGAAGGTGGAACCACTGTTTCCTTTCACCCGACCACGTATTGTCGAGGACAGACTCCAATGCAGTTCCACCGAGTACATTCACATTCGGATTCTTCATCAGGAAACGGTTAAACCGCCTCCTCCCGAAAACCTCCGAATGTTTGACACTGGTGGGAGAGACGATCCACTGTCTCATCTGCATGATAGGACGGGAGTATCCTCCACTTCGAGAGTACGGGTCAGGCACTATTCTCTCAGGCACCAGGACCAAACCGGGGACACCCCAGACGAGGAATCTATCCTGCTGGGGAATCTCCTTCTGGTAGAGGGTTTCGATAGCCGTATAATCGGTACGAATCCCCTCCCAGATGGAGAAGTCTCCTGTCCTGTGTGCTTCCATAAACCGTAGTTGGTACCGGGTATATTTATGCTCTGGCGGAACGGGTAATCCAAGATTACCCAGATCCGTTGGTCCATAGAGAGAACCCGGAAAAGAACTTAAGATCCGCTGATAACGGGCCCTGATCATCCTGTGGGCGTGTTTCCTTGAAGAAATAGGTACCCCTTTCCAGAACTCACGGAGAATACCTCCAAGTTGTTCATAAGGGAGAACCTGCTTCCCAGTCTTCTTATCAAAGAAGTCGGAAACATAACCCAGGAGACCTACATTCGGGACTGACAATCGCCTAAGCGAATTTGAAGTCTTATCCCAAATGTAGATCTCAGAGTTGATCATAGCCATCTCATTGGAGTAATAGTTCTTACCAACAGACTTCTTGAGGCCAACATGCCTCGTATGGAGTTCCCACCTCTTGTACTCTTCTTCATTGGCGGCGAATATGACGTCATCCCCATTGACACGAATAAATCGGTCTTTGGGGAGTGCCATCATGCTCACCGATTTGTTGATGAGACATAGGATTGGGAACGAGAGAATGTGACCCATCATCTGTCCTCTCTTGAGGTCAAAGAATTCCCCGTAGATCCCGTTGTTGCGGACGGGGAGACCGAGGGAAAGATTCCCCGGTTTCGCGGATAGGTAATCACCCTGGGAAAGATCATTCCCATGGATGAAGGCCCTATGCACGACAATGTCCGCAAACGAGGATGGGACAAATCGCTTGAACCACATGACAAGTTCCTCTGGTGACCAATCGGCCATCAGTATCTTCGGAAAGTTGAAGTCAGTGTGATCCAGCATACACTTGACGGCGAAGGCCGTATAGTGTAAATGGATTCGATCCGTCGCAGCCTCATAATCTCCCGAGACAAATTTCTGTCCCTTGGAGAGTCTGAGACCCTTGATGGATTCGGAGACTGGCTTCCCCCCAATCAACTCATACACTGGATCTCGACGCATAGTCGAGTGCCAGGCGAGCTGAAGGGGCTTTAGGAGTTGCATGAGATATGTACTCTTGGTGATTACCCGCACTTTAAGCGGTTCACCGAGGCCAACGGGCTCCACGATGTGGGGAGTCCAAGGTCCAATGAGAGGATACTCATGTAAAGTCCTCCGGAAGATAATCTGGACAATCTGTGCCCAGATAGGAGACATGTCAGAAAACATGACATCACTGTCGAGCTTCTCTAGCTCGGTAATCTTAGTGAGCCATGGGTGTTCGGCGATCCAGTCCTGGAGGATGGCCCGGAACCGTCCGGTGATCCCTCCTTTGGAACGGGGTGCCTCGATACATGATGATGGAGAAGGGGTGAAAGGAACCTCCCAATCTGCCTTAAATCGTGGAAGTCTCTGTACCTCCTGATAGATAGCCTCCTCTATGGCGTTACGCTCATGGAGGATGTCGTCATCTGGAGAACAGACGAAGTGGATGAAATCATCCACTTTGTCATTCACGATGTCCTGAGGAAGGGAGGGGAAAAGGCGCTTAGAATAATTTATCATGGCCGCCAATCCTATCTTACGTCCAACATTCCTCTTAGAGAGGAGTCGAGTCTTAAGAAAGGATCTTGGGTGGCTCATCATTTGTTTCCAAGCAGCATCAGGGCTGAACCCGGGCGGGTACTCATCCCTTAGTGCGATGGAGATAAAACCGGAGACAAAAGTCTTCAGTTGTTTCGCCAGAACACTAATGTCCTTCAGATTGAAGGTCTTGGGATTGAGAAACCCCTTATCAAACTGGACACCAATCAACTTGAACGTGTCAACTAGTGCGGCGTCTGACTTTTGAAAGAAAGTTTGTGCCGACATCTTGTCTGCAAGGTTCCGGGTCTCATACCGGGCCTTGCCGACGTTAGGGTGGATTCGGCGACGTGGTCCCCGCTGGGAC